TGTGGATGGTATAGCCAAAGTAGCTGTTCAGGGTATCCACATCGCCGCGGTCCCACAAGCCGCACATATCAGGTTAAATTCTCATAACGCAGATCGTACTATTACCGGTCTAAATCTCAAACTTTTTATAACGTATTCGTAGGTTTAGTGCTCAATTATTGATAGGTTTATTATACCACAATTCGCAAATTTTACAACATGTTTCTATTCTAGAATAGAAAAAATAAAAGTCCATGTAATAATTGCGTCAAGCGTTATCTATGGGTTCCTCAATTTATAAGGGAATATCACCCAACGCAATATTACATGGACCTAAGTTTACTTCTTTTCGCTGTTCAGAGCTTTGTTATACTGCACGGTACTAATCCCCAGAATCACCCCAAGGAACGTATCGATCGCAGTAATCGTGCCAACAATCTGTTCGCCGTAAGGCAGTCCCCATACCTGTGCAATCGCAAAATACAGGGTAGCCAAAGCCGGCAGCAGATACTGAGCAATCCACTTCAGAACATCATAGGTTTTGTTATTCATCATTTTTCATCACTCCTTTCAAGCATGCGGATAGTCGTGCATAGGCAATTGTTCAACCTGTTTCATTGCTTTCTTAGCTGTACCATTTCCTTTGTTTGCCGCATATGGTAGATAAAGATAATCATGCAGATTCTCGTATTCATCTCGCGTAATATAGCCGCGTTTTATAAATTCATCTGCCAAGCTTACAATCCTGTCATGCGCCAATCCCATCAGCAGCTTTGTTTTTGCATCGTTTTTGTCGCGGCGTGACTGTAAATAAGTCCAAAAGCCACTTGATGCCAATACACTGCAAACAATGGTTGCCACCATCTGTACCCACGATTCCATACTTTTTACCTCCCCTTACGCTATTCGATCCAGCTCGTAAGGTATGGACATCCAGGCATTCGCGCCCATTATGGAATAAGCGGTTCTAAATATCACCCATCCATAATCAGCGATTAAATTACAAACCCATTCCTCGGCTTCGATCCAATATTCAGGCCGCACCATTCGGTGAATATCACCCAACAGCCCATAAGAATATAAAGCAGCATGGCCCAACTCGTGGATAAGAACAGTCATAAACTTCTCCCCTTTTAAGCGGCCAGAAATATAAATCACCAAATCAGTTGGGTCTGTTGTCGCCAGGGTAAGTTTTCCGGTTCTATCCACAAGTTGGGTGCTGCCTGGGTTTACGATTATTATTCGCCATAAATATCCATTCATGGTAAACGTCTTCATAAACCGTTTAGACCACCCTGTATCAGGTAGTCATTTCTCCAATCAGGGCTTGCAGGTCGGCTTTCATCTGCTTACGCAGTTCCGGCTCGGCATTCCCCCAAATTTCTCGCATGGTAGCAACACTATTTGCAATGTGTTCACGCGCGTGTTTTGTCATGTCTTCCTTATCAGTAGCACTGTTGGAATCATGATAGTGCCGTTTCGATTCTTTCCACTCCCGGTAAGGTTTGCCGTAACGGTCAATGTCTCCATACCGCTCATCATCAAATCGATTTACATTGGGCGTATAACCCATACGGTATTTTCGTGGGTCAAATTCGCCAGATTTCATATCATTCCACCAAGCCGGCATGTTATTATCGGTATTCCAATCGTACATGCTTGGCTCAGATACGTATCCGTAGCGGTCATTGCGTTCTTTCATGGCTTTCACTACAGTTTTGTAATAACAAGCTTTTGCGATATAATAATCATGCTGAGCAAGGTCCTTGATCATATCAACAACCTTACCTGCTTCATCTACATCCGAACTTGGCAAACCAGATGAAATGTGAGGAGCCAATTCGGTGATCAGATTTTCCCGCATTCTGCAAGTATCCTCGCAGCTATACTCTTTTTCACTCATTTCCGCTCCTCCTTTCAGCAAGTTCTCCGCACAACAAATAGCGGATTTGCACTGATGATAACATCTTCAGTACCAGTATTCACAACACTTACCCGGTCATAATCGCAGCATCCGTTATACATCGGATAACTGATACTTACCTCGCCAACTGCATTCGCGGTAGCAGGCGTATATGTCATTGCCGTATTGGGTACTACTTCACCGTTCAGGGCCAAGGCCAAGGTTACAGCAGCCCCGGCAGTTGCTCCGGTCACATTCGCTTTAAAATAAATGTCATAATTCGAACGCCGACACATTTTTACAGACCCAGTTCCTGACCGGTGGCATTCACTGCATCCCGTTTTGCTTACATTATTAAACAAAACCGAATTACCAGTCGTAACCGTCTGTTCAGCGGTGTTGGTTAATCGCATCATATCGTTTTCCTCCCTTCAAGGAATTATCAAAAATAGGTGGGAGAGCACCTTTCAGCACCCTCCCACATTCCATTTTGATTTACAACGCTCAACCATTGCAGCAAGTAGGCTGCTGGCAAGGCAGATTACCGGTGCTTCGGAAGGGATTGTCAACGAGATAAGCCGGAACAGCGGAGGGACGTAGCTGAGAAATCAGATACTGATTCTGTGCCTGCTGACTTGTCGCAAGGGTACACTGATTCAACTGTGTACGCAGCTGGGCAATAATCTCATCCTTATCCGCCATCCGGTTTGCAACCATTTCGTCATGCAATGCTCGATAATTGTTGTTATCATTCTGCATAATTGCCTGTGTCTGATTGTTGATCGCAGTCGTAATCGCGCATGTGTCAGTTGCCATGTTATACATGATTTGTGCCTGCCCCTGCTTATTCTGGCAGCAGCAATCTGCAAGCTGGGTCTGCAAGGCATTTGCATTCTGCATAGCTGCAATATTATTCGCATTGATCGCCTGCTGCAAACCAAAGTTGCCCTGCATCATGTTCATCTGGATACCATTAAAACCGGTCTGCATACCGTTGTTCACAGCATAAAAACCGTCACACAGACCGTTCGAAATACCATCCAGCTTAGAAATTACTGCCTGGGTGTCAAATCCGCGCTGAATGTCTGCCTGAGTAGCGGTTGCTTCACGACCATTATTTCCATAACCGCCGTAACCATAGCCACCAAAACCGCCATACATCGCCATCAGCAGAATCAGAATCCACCAACCGTTATTAAAGCCATTGCCGTCATCATTCTGGCGATTGGTAATTGCCGCAATATCAGCCAGACTCGGACCCATAGTCATACCACCATTAAACATAAAACGTTCCTCCTTCATCAAAAATTGATGTGTAAAAAATAAATTTCAAACAGCAAAACTTCCAAAGTCATCCCCGCGCGCAAAGGGATTTCTCCATCCATTCAGCCATTTGTTGCAAAAAAAATAAGACCTGTCCTATCCGGCGTCACATCATACCGGTGGTTACAGGTCTCTTTTTAACATCCTTTTAAAATCTTATCCGGAAATATGGAAAAACTGTTTTGCCATCCGCATTCCCTCTTCTTTACTAATTCCGTAACTTTTCAGGATATTGTTTGCCATTTCTTCCCCACGTTCCGCATCAGCGGTTTGAATCAGAGTGGTGCACTGCTGGATCATCGGGTTATTCGGAAGATTTTGATTCTGACTCATAAAATTCATAGCAAACTGTTTTGCATCAAACATACTAGAGTTCCTCCTTTATTCGACTTTGATTTTATTTATTGGGTTCTGCCGGTTCTTCTTTCGGCAGTTCCTTTTTCTGGTAATTATTTTTGTACGGTTTTCGATAAGGTTTTTCAATCATTCGCTCAATCTTATCGAGCTGTTTTTTCAAATCCTGAATTGTCAGGTTTTCTTCAGCTTTTTCCGTAATTGCATTGGTTTCTTCCGGTACAAATTTACAGGTGCAAATCATACCGTTTGAATTCCACCATTTTGCCCAAACACATTTCCAGTCAGCCTGTGGGAACAAACTCACATTTCCATCCATCGGGATATCTTGTGGCGTAATGGCGTTTTCATTCATCACCATTTTTCCAGGAATCACCGGAACATTTATCTGACCACTGAATGGATTCTGGTATCGGTTCATCTGCGGGTTCATAGCGTGTCACTCTCCCTTACGTAGTTCCGCGTGCATTGATATAATAGTTATCTTTTACATTATAAATTGTAACAGAATCATAGCTTACGCCATTAAACGTAGTCTTTCCAACCACACTGCTCGTAACATCCGTTCCACTTGAACTTCCCTTTTTAACTGTAATTGAAACTCTAGTATATTCACTTGACGGTTTGTATAGGGCGTTATAATTAGCCCCCTCCCAAACAACACCGGTCCAGCCACTAATCGTACCGCTCTCTCTATAAAGAGAGCATCCGCTCTTTGTACCAAGCATATTATACTGATGTGCGCCAATACCGGTAATTTCAACCTTCCCTGTAACTTTTGGAATTTTGATTGATGCAGAAATATAGGTCGGAACATTATACTTGTTGGTGGAATACGTTACAACATCATTGGTAATATCTGTTCCACCCATTTTTACCGTTAATGTTTTTAAGGCATAATCCGGGCTATGAGTAACTGTTGCTGTATAAGAAGCATCAGCTTCCACGGTCGTTGCGTTATTCAACGTCGTACAATTTGTCAAGTTATTTACTACATCGTAATTGCTTAACGTATAACCATTTGCGGTAATATAAACATTAAACGTAACACTAGGGATATTGATCTTATTTCCGCTCACGTATTTGTTTGTAACATCAGTTCCAGTAGAACTTCCTTGACGTACTGTAATTGTAACGGCATTGTATCCGCTAGTGGGAGTTACCGTGCATTCGTAGCTAGATCCCCTTTTAATAACACTTGTCGTATTGGATAGGGTTACCCCATAAGTTGTTGCAACAATCTGGAAAGTTTGGTGTACATTTACGGTAATTACAACATTATCCGTAACTTTGTTAATCGTAACTTTCTTTCCGCTCAACGCCGTCGATGTAATGTCCCTTCCTCCCATCTTTACAGTTGCCGATTCAAATCCATAATTTGTGTATGGGATTTCAATAGTGGCTGAGTACGATTCACCCGAATTTACAGTAGTGGTCTTACTTGGAATACTGCTTTCGCTATAATTTGTCGTGATGGTATATTTTTTCAATTCATTAAATTTCGCAGTCAAAGTAATATTGCTTGTTACTTTATCGGTCTTAAAATTCCATTTTGAATTCCCGTTATACCATCCATCAAATATATATCCGTCTTTGGTTGGGGTGGCCGGTTCACTTGCGTACCCTCCGGCAGCAACGGTCTGGCTGGGAATTCCACTTACCCCACTAAAACTTACGGTGTAAGTAATTTCTCGCACACCATTTGCGGTAATCGCAACATTTCCTGTTACTTTGCTGATCGTCACCTTATTACCACTCACAGAGCTTGTTGTAATGTCCGTTCCGCCCATCTTAACAATAAAACTAACAGAAGAATATCCGGAATTTGGCGTATATGTTGCAGTGAACGAATCATTTTTATTCACTGCTGAAATGTTTGATGAACTGGTACAATTTGTGCATGATTGCGTAATACCATACGTTTCTGGTGTACTTCCGCCATCAACCAAACTTTCCAACCGTTTTACTTTTGCTTGCAGGGTTCCAATATCATTTTCGTAGCTGGAATAATTTACTCCTGTTGAGCTCGATTCTTTACTTACCCCTCGCCGCACTACAATTTCTGTGTACCAAATTCCAAGAGTGTTTCCATCAGAATCATACAAAATCGGCTGGACCAGCGCCATTCCGCTTTTAGCGCTAATGTCTTCGATTAACCGGATCGTAACGGTATTGCCACTAATTTCATAAGCCGAACTGCCATCTGGCAACTGCGAATAAACACCACTTGTTTTGTCTGCTTTTTCATAAGCAATCCGTAAGCTAACACCTGACGGAATTTCATAACTCAATCCATCGGCGTATAATCGGTAACAAATCGCCCGTGAATTAGCATCTCCCTGCATGCAAGCCCAGGTAGGTGGAACTTCCAGCCGTACAAGATCAACATCAAACGTTTTCATAACAACCATTTAACCACCCCACTTTCCAACACCAATAATTGCTTCTGTAATTGTCTTTTCCGGCTCACCAACGCCAATTTCGGTATAATACCGTCCAATCGGATTATATACAGTTTTTGTTACTCGCACCTTCTGGTCAGTACCGGTATAAATACTCTTCGCTCTTACCCGGTCCCCAAGACGCAATGTTTTTGCTTCTTCACTATCTGGGTCTAACACAACAGTAAAATTGATCGTGTTTTCTACCGCATCTTTTTGCAGTGGTGTCATTACTTTTCGTGCATAAGCATAAAGTTTATCTCCGTCAGGCTTAGAATCAAAAGCATCAGAAGCATCAATAATCATCGGTTTCGAGTAATCATATTTTGTATTGATAACCGCTTCATCCGTATGGTCCACATATACTTTTTTGTCATACCCGCTGGTAGAGCTGTCTATCCACGTACCAACTGTGTCGCTGGTTCCAAGCCAATACCCATCTTTCCAATCACCAGTCAATGGAATCTCTTCGCCAGTTGTTCCGTTACCTTTATATAGTTTTACACTGTCGGTATTCACCTGATCTGTATTCGTGCTGATTGCAACATTCAGATTTTCGGTTGGTGTAAACGTCAAAACCTGATACCCATAACCAATCGAATAAATTCGTTCACCCGTTGCCCATTCCGCACCACTATCCAAATCAAGCTGCACCAAAACACTATCCTGTGCATCCCAGCCACCGGTAATCACAGTATATTGCTGCCCGGCAACCAACCGCGGTGTTCCAATCCATTTACCGCTATGATGGTATTTGTACCCATACCAATAAGCAAAACCACCGGTAAAATAATCGCTTAATTTTGCTGTATCTTTTACGTCCACAGCATTGCGTCGGTCATCAAATACAAAATCCGTATCACTGCCCATTTGCCGGTAAACAAGCAATTTCTCATTGTCCCAGTCAAATTCAAGTCCGTCATACAAATCCATCAATCCAGTATCGGTATCATACAAGATATCATATAGGGATTTTGTGAATGTATGCAAAAACTCCTTGCCATCCTGGTAATTGCTTAAATCGCTCATTACTTCATAGCTAAAAGCATTTCGCCTGGTTCCTGGTAACGTGCTGGCGGCAATGTTAATCAGCGCCTGTGTCAAGCCGTAAGTTGAACCTTGCAGCCGCTCTACGCCGGTCCCTTCAATTGCCAGGGATTCTTTGTCGTAACCAATATGGGTACATCTTACCGAGACAAGCTCCCCTTCGGCTTTTGATTTTTCTGCAATCCGGAATTTTTGCAGCGTTCCGCCATAATATGGCTCCGCAACAATAATCGACCGGAATTTTAATTCATCGAATAGTTCTCCGTTATAAGGGTAATCAAACGTCAACTCGTAAGTTCCGCCACGCTTATCCTTATAATTCAACTCTCTTGTTACTCGCACATTAATGGCGTCGCTCAATACGCCGTTTGCATTATTGGCTACAAATTCCTTATCGGTATCGCCGTCCAGGTAAATTTTAAGCATCATAGCCGCCACCACCTCGGTATTACTTCCATTTTGCTAATACCCAACTGCTCAGTTCCATCTTTTTCAAATCGGAAACTATTCTCACCCTTTCCAAAAAACGGAAATGTTGTAGCAGTTGTTCTCGTGTTCAGCCACTGTTTTTCACCATACAGCCACTGGTACATTGTTTCTTTTTCGCAGTCAATCTCAATCCAATCGTTGGCAATATCTCGCAACGTAATGTCAAAATCGCTCTGGAGGTTATTCGCCGTCCATTTCAAAATCGCATTACCGCCGCCGGTCGAATAAAGTCGGATAATTGGCTTTGCTGGGTATGGCGTCGGATTATAAAAACGATATTCAATCGCTTCGTTATCCCTTACATCATAGCTAATCGTCCTTTCGCCAATTTTCAGATATCGTTCCGGCTTACAGTCAAATGTCAACGTTGCCCTTGCACCATGGTCTAAAATATTCGTGATATTCCCGGACTCGTTGAACATTGCCATTCGGTAATGCTCCGGATCATAGCTGTCTTCCAGCCGGCAATATCCAGTCCCTGCATGGCAGAAATCGGAAATCCGGTCTGCGAGTTCCCAAAATCTATATTTTTTATCGGCAACAGCCACGTCATAATTTCGCTCAACGTTCCCGTAAGAATTATAAGCGTACGTAACAATATCTCCATTACGTCCGGTAACGTGCGTTTTGCCATAATCTCTTTGGGGCATACTGGTATCTGGGAAATGCTCCACAACAATCCCATAATCGGCGCTGCTCACACCGTTAAAAACAATCACTCCCATTGTGGAGCACTCCTTTCATTTATCCTCTGCTGGTATCTCGTCCAATCTGCCGCACAATCTTGCTTACCGCTTTATTGGCAACAGCTTCCGGGTCCGGATTGGTAATGTCAAACTTGTTATTCATTGTAACCGGCGGGTTATCGCGCAGTGCCTTCAACTCATTCACTACCTTTTCCAATCCATTTTGATTTTCATTAGCCTTCTTGGCGTCCATACTGGCAGCCGCAGAACTTACATAAGTATAAGCGGTATCAAGCCGCAAACCCGTGTTCATTCCGGTCGTCATGCCGTTCAACTGTGAAACACCATTTTTTACAGCATCCAAGTCCACAATTGGGCGGATAATCGGTGTCAGATCAATTCCGTCAAACATCCCTCGGATTCCATAAATACTATTTTGTGCAGCATTTGCGGTTTCACTTGCGGTTCGTTTGGCAGCTTCTCTTGCCACTCGCCCATACTTCAGCATGCCTTCCGCCAGTCCTTTATCGGTTTGCATGCCAATCCATGCAAATTTTTTGCTGGGGCTGTGTACATCAAGGGTATCACAAGCCGCACGGTATGCTTCCAAAGCAATGTTACTTGCTGCCGTAATAGCATCCATCTTGGCATCTTTCATACCTTTAATAAATCCAGCAATCGCATAGCTGCCAGCATTTGCAAAATCGTCATACCGATTGCTCATAGCAGTAATCATCTCATCGCAAACGCTACTGATGTATTTGCCAAAGTCTTCTTTACGGCTATTCAAATATTCAATGGCCGCATCCAACATCCCTTCGAAAGCCTGAATCACAACCGTCTGGTCTGTACCAATTTGTGTTGCCATATCTCCAATAATGTTGGTAATCGTCTGCTGTGTAGTCAATGTAACATTAGGTGCTTTATTTGTAATCCCAAGCATCAGCCTGTCAATCATCGTTTCGCCGGTCTTTTGCATGTTGGAATAAAGCAGCTCCAGATTGTTATACATGCTGTCATCAACGCTGAACAAATCTTGCATAGCTTGGCCCATGGTCCAAAGCTGACTTACATTTTTGCCGTCCAACAGGTCAACAATGTCAACAAGTCCTTTTATGCCGTTTATTGCAAACATCAACTTTTTGGGGTCCATGTTACAAATGTTATTATAATATGTTTTAAAATTTGCACCAAAATCGGCCAAGTTCTTGCCAAATGTTCCGATGTTATTATCACCGCTAAACAAACTAACCAATCCGCCAGAATTGGGAATTGCATTTGAAAGTTCAATAATAGTATTTGCCGCAGCACTAGACCCAGCCAAACGGTCTTCAGTAATTCCTTCAACATAACTAGCATATTGAGCAAAATTCTCGCCAAATACCGCCAACTGTGAACCAAAAGTATCAAGATTCTGATTACCAACGAGTGACTGCAAAAAGCCACCACTTCTATTTATAGCATCAGCAAAATCAGTAATGGTCTTTGCCGCCGCACTTGTCGCAGTAACAACCTCCGTATCAATTCCGGCTACGGATTCTGCATAGGTTGCAAAATATCCACCAAAACTCGCTAGCCCTTGCCCGAAGCTATCCAGGTTTTTAGAGCCGAAAAATTCTTGCAGCATTCCTCCGGTAGCTGGTATCTTCGTAGCAAACTCTGCTACAGTGTCCATAGCATCGGTCAGTTTCGTTACCTTATTTACGTCGGTAATGCTCACGCTCTTCATGTTCGTACTAAGGGCATCGAAGCCAAGGCTAATCTGGTTCAAAGCATCTTTAAACCATTCATATCCATTTTGATTGTTCAGCCCGCTCAATGCATTGCCGATCTGAGCCGCTCCCAACGTGGTAACTAAATCGACCAAATTTTTAACGCCATCGATTTTACTGCTGTCCACTTTGTCCAGCATATCAATAAAATTCGCAGAGTTTTTGGCAAAGGCACTCAGGTTTTCACCAATTCGGCCAAATCCATCCGTCAGTCCGGCACTGAAATTACCAATAAAACCGCCAATAGCAGAACCAAGATGGTCCATAAAATTGACAAAGCGGTCCATATTGGCCCCATCTTCGTCCACATATTGCAGAACAAAGCCAATACCTTCCATCGCTCCAGCCATAACGGTCATAAACGCGGTCAAATTTGCAGCGGCATTAAGAGCACCAGTAAATGGAATATTATTCAGTATTACCATTGCACCACTCATTGCAAGCAATAGCAAACTTAAACTCTCAGCAATCGGTAATAATCGACTGGTATTTTTAATTTTGTCTTGCATAACATAGAGTAAATATCCCAGCGCCGCAACAGCAGCAGTAATCAACACAAGTCCAGCTTTTGATTTTCCCGCAAACTGGCTCATGCCCATCACAATACCAAGGCAAACCATTAGCTTACTCAAAGCATTAGTTGCATTATCCAGCTCTTCAGAATCCATCAAACTCATCGCAAACATTACTGCCGCAATTCCGGCAACAACAACGCCGATAGATAGGATTACTTTCTCACTTCCCTTTGCAAACTGACTCACAGCCATCATGCCACTTAATAGTCCAGTAATAACTGTCAAACAAGCAAGTGCGTTTCCAAGTTTGCTTTGATCGAGCGCAGTCAATATTGCTACTGATCCAGCTACCAAAAGTAAACTGGCACTCATCGCGGCAATACCACCGCCGGCTTTAAGCATATTATCCCCGGCGAATTTACTAAAATACATAAAGGCATCAAACAAACCGCTTACTGCTGCAACAAATGCCGTTCCAATCACAACATCTTCTGGATTCAATTCGCTCAACTGCCGGAATGCTTCCAAAATAACCAATAGACTGGCACTCATCATCAAAATTGCAGCGCCACCTTTACTCGCATTCGGACCAACTTTTCCACTAGCAGCCATTAAACCCGCAAAAGTTCCAAATACAATAACAAAACTTGAAAGATTTTCTTTAATACTTGTTAAATCAAGAGCAGCAATCTCTTCAAACAAACTAATGAAATATTTTAATCCAAAAGAAAGAGCCAAAATGCTTAAAGCTCCGCCAACACTTCCTTTTCCGGCCAAACTTGCTGTAATGGCAAGCGTACCCATTAAAAGCGCTATTTTCTTTATACTATTCGTTAGATCGTCGATATTATATTTTTCCAAACCATTTAGGCTACTTAGCACAATTTTAAGTGCCAACGCAGTTGCAATTAACTGGAGCGCCGTTCCGGTACTTCCTGCACCAATAAATTTATTTATAGAATTTAGTCCAGCCATAAACGCTACTAAAGCCCCAGAAATAGCACCAAGTACAGATATTCGTTTTAATAGGGTTTCACCTTCTAAACCTTCTAAATCTTTTAAGGCTTTAACAATCATTAAAACGGATGCGCTCAAAGCAACAACGGTTAAACCGAACCCTTTCGGATTTGCAATTCTTCCCGTTTTTTCCAAAATTCCCATTGTTGCAATAAGTGCGGTCAATCCAAGAGCCAAACTGCTTAAAGCCGAAACAGATGTAAGTAATTTATTTTGGTCAACAAACGTCAACGCAATCAAACTGCCTGCTAAAATTGCAATAGCGCCAGCGATCTTTAACAGGTTTCCTGCCATTATTTGCTTTTGGTATGCTACAAGCACATTTTTAAATTCCCGTAAAACAACAACAGCAGTATCTTTAACACTATCGGTCGCCTTGCCCACTTTACCAAATACGATGCTCAAGTCGTACAATGTTTTCAGCACACCACCGCTTACCAAAATTCCAATAAATTTAGTAAGCCCAAATTTGCTAATTTTTGTATTTGCGGTGCTAAACAGTCCGCCTAAAAACTCGTCTGCTGCTTTTTTAGCTTCTTCGAATTTGTTTTTTGCCAGTCCGATCGTGTTATCAATATTTGTTTTAAATCCGGTTAAATTTCCAGTAAATTGTTCCCATTTCTGATTTAAAACATCAAGGGCCTGTCCGCCGCTAATTTTTAAATTTTCAAACAGCTGAATAATATCGTCAAAAGTAATTCCGTCAGTGCTTGTCAATTTTTCAAAAAATTCTTCTAATGCCGGGCTAAACTCGTCAATCAGCTCTTTTCCAGTTTTTAACCCTTTCTGGAACATTTCACTTAACTTTTTAAATCCATTTTGAACAGTAGGCAACTCTTTAAAACCGTTAAACCATTTCTTTCCAGTCTCAACGGCAAGTCTCAGAATATTTCGTACTGCATTAATGCTTTTTTGTAAAACTTGATGTTCTTCCGCAAAGCTTTTTACCTTGGTAATACCGTTTACCAAAAAGCCAGTCCCCTTATCAATTACCGCGTTCAGCTTCGTATTAGTATTCAGCCACTCCCGCAGCCCAACAATGTGGTTCCCAATGTTGCTGGTGTAATCCAAAATATTCAGGTTCACATCGCCAATCAAAGCGTTCAAGACTTTAAGTCCACTTTTTGTTAATTTGGTTACCGCATCCTTTACAATACCCAAAATACTGAATAGTCCTTTTAGGGTCCGCTTCAATTTATTAGCATTATCATCGCTTAAAACCAGCTTTTCGCTCAGCTTCTCAATTCGCTGCATTAACTCATAAACTTGGTCGGCGGTAACCGGTGGGAATACATCATCCCAACTTCCCTTTACAACGTCCATCCGCTGCTTTACCATCTGCAACGCATTAGCAGCGCTCTGGATCATCAGTTCCCGTCCGCTCGGTCTGTCAAGTTCAGCCATTAACTCGTTTAGCGGCGTTCCGGTCTCTTCAGCCTGCTTTGCCAATTCCTGCAAAGCTTTCGACTGCTCATCAGTAACACCAACGGCTTTTAACTGCTCTTCCGTCAAGTCTTCAACTGTCAACTTGGTTCCAGCTAAAACTTTATTTACCATTCCCTGGATTTGGGCGTAGTCGTATCCGGCTTCTTCCAGCGCCTTCTTTCGGGCAGCACCGTTTCCGTAATTGCCTTTAATAACTTTTGTTGCCAAATCGTTAAATTCAGCCAGTTTATCGTTTACACTTTCTGTGCTTGTAACAACCTCGCCATTATATTTAGCCAACGTCTCCTTGACCAAATCAACGGTAAGCCATCCTTTTTTTAGCGTTGCCTGAAAGTCTCCCTCCTGGGCAATCATTTCATCAATCGCAACGCCGTGTGCTTTTGCGGTTTGGGTTACAGCCTCACGAAATGCATCTCCGCCAATTCCATTTTGAAATAATTTACTCCAGGCCGTTTCATCAATCGATGCCATATTAGCGGCAAAAACTTCTTCCAAAAAGTTATTTCGGTCTTCCGCTCCGCCAGCAAAAATATCATAAAGATCATTTGCTAAATCGGTCCACATATTCTTGGCTTCTTCATAATTACCAAAAATAATTTCAAACGTATTGGCCCATCCGGTGCTCACTGCATCCTTCACGGAATTAATCGCATCCGTAAACGTCTTTGCTTCCTGTGCTGCCTTAAAAGCTCGCTCACCAAGGTTCATGGTTTCGCCATTTACCTGCTCCATTGCCTGCGCACAGGTCAATCCCTTTTCGGTAGCAACAGTATAAACTTGATCGGCATATTCACCGTATTTATTTAACGTTTTCAGCAGTACGTCACTTGTAAACCAAGCTTCAGACAAAGTGGAGGCGAAATTCTCAACTGTAACAGCGGTACCCTTTGCCGTTTTGCCCTGTGCATTCAATTCGCCAAGAGCTTTTGCAGTCTCAATCGCCGTTTCCTTAAATTCCTTGGTGGCCATATTAGCATTTTCAACGCTCTTCCAATCCATCAATTTAACAGCGCCAACACCGATCGCCTGGCTTAGGTTATACATGGCATGGCTTGCTTCGTTTACACCCTGTCCGCTAATGGCCGCCCAGTTGGCAATACCCTCCATTGCAGTAACACTGGTATCCAGGTCAATGCCCATAGAGGTAAATTTACCGATATTAGCAATCATATCAGTAAAGTTATAGCTGGTCTCATCGGTAAACCAATTTAACTTTGCCAGCTTCTCACTAACGGAATCAATACTTTCCCCTGTAGCATTTACAATAGTCTGAACTGAGGTCGTCTTTTGTTCATATTTCCCAAACCCTTCCGCAATCTGGTCCAAGCTCAAAGATTTTACCAGGTTTTCGCCGGTTGTAATCGCCTGGTTGGTAATTCGCTGCAAAGCAGTAATACCCATAATTTCCAGGGCTGTAAATTTCTGCTGTACAGCCTCAATTCCGCTGGCAACGCCATCTAGGCTAAAATTTTTCCCAGCATCACTCAAAGCGGTCAAGTTTTTTGCACTTTCTCGCAAATCCAGGCTTTTGTCCAGTTTATCCAGTGTTTCAATACTTTGCTTTGCTCCGCGTTCAAACTGACCATTGTCAAATTGCATTTCTACAATTCGCTGATCGATACTTGTGCTCATTCCTTCACCACCTCTTGCCATGCCTCATCCGCCATTTTTTCAAACACCGGCCGCAGCGCAGGGTTAATATAATCAATTCCTTGCACATATCCGCCATTTCTTGTTCCATGCCCGTATTGCAGTAGTAAGGCAACACTAACTCCATGGTTCAAGTTTGTATTGTTAAATCCAATCGTATAGCCGGTTTGGGTCTGTTCAATTTCATATTCCCAACTTCCAGCTGTTTTTCCGGTGTCTTTTGGCGTTGCTGCACTCAGGGCATCCACACCCCGTTGTCCATATTTCTTCAAAACGTCCCGGTAATTCCGGCGCACAATTCGTTCCAAAAAGTTTCTTGTCTTTTTCAAATCCCCTCTATGCCGTATTACCACCATTTTGATTTTTCCTCACTGATATTCCGCTTTATATAGTCCCGTACTCACAAGCCCCAATTCATTTGCCAAATCATAAAATTTCATCGCATCGCCGCTACTGACCGGTCCAATCGTCAATAGCTGCATCGTTCGGTTTGCTGTAGGCGCGCTTTCTCGTTTCACGCTTACATAACTCCCTAACCGGTTCTTGGGTACCTTGCTGGTAAAATCGTCGTCCAGCCAATTCAACGGATGCACTCTCTGGAATTTGTACCGCACTTCAAAGTGCAAATGCGGCCCGTAGCAATTCCCTGTCTGCCCACTGTAGCCAATCAGGTCTCCCTCTTTTACTTTCTGGCCTTTCGCTACCACAATTTTGCTCAAATGAGCGTACAAAGTTTCCAAGCTTCCGCCTTTATAAGCATCATGGCTGAGTTTTACCATATTGCCGTAACTATTGGTATTGCCTTGGGTTACTTTACCATTCCAGTGGTAACAAATACTAACCATCCCATCCTCGGCAGCATAAACAGGGGTTCCAACCGGTGTGTCGCCAAAATCAATAGCCCGGTGCAAAATTCCACTGTTATACCACCAACCAGCGCTGATTACATGCTTTTTCAGCGGCCAACTCATCAGCACATCGCCATTACTCAATCTCATTTTTTCCACTCCTTTTCTAAAGGGGAATCAACCCTTTGTATGCAGCATTGCTTTTCTCTTCTCGTTCAGTTCCCGGTTCTGCCTCAAAATTTCATTCTGGCTCATTTTCTTCTTCGGCGCGTTCTCCAGGTTACAAGTCTTAATCAGCGCAATCAACCGGTTCAAATGCCAATATTCGGCTTCCCAGTTAATGTTCAGCGCGGTCATGTAATAATAAAGCAACTCGCTTGTGATCCGTTTCTGCTGGATTTTTCCTTTATGTCGGTCGTTTTTAAAAACGCTTGCAGTCATCGGGTCATCAATATATAAATTAATCCGACGCAGTTCATCCATTGGTAAAGCGCCGATAATCGTTACATCATCTGGTTCTACTTGGCACATGCATCGGACATAATCCAGCGTTTCTTCAATTGATTTTTCTTTTCCATCAAAAAACGGTTTCTTCCATTTTGATTCCCACTTAGAAAGGGAGACAAGGTTATGCTCCAAAATCAACTCCGTTTCCGGAACATCAACAAACGTTTCGCCATTCCATGCCCCTTCAATTTTTGGAATCTTTACTTTAAGCATTCCTTGTCCACCTCTTTTAATTAACTCTGCGCAGGCAGTACAATCGTGTTATTTTCGCCCTTCTTGGCATTACGTTCCTCAGTGCGCTTCGTAACATCGGCCAACACATCATTAATAAACCCAGCCGAATAATTGGCATCGGTCATAAAACGCAGCATCAATTCGTTATAAGCTTCGGTCTGCATAAACGCTTCGCTCAACTCCTTACTCTTAACAAAACGTCTGCCGTCAGGACTCTTCTCACCATAACTTTTTGCAATCAACTCATGGAAGCACGCCATAATCTGCTTGTTATCATTGCTCTTCACAATTCGTTCAAGCATTTCTTTCAAGCCACCATCCACTCCATACTGGAGTGCGGTCAGTTCCGCTTCATTCAGATTAAAAAAGAAATCCTCAGTTCTGGTCACATTGTTATAGTCCGTATAAGTAATTGTCTCTTTACGCATGTGTTTATTCTCCTTTCAAAAAACTCCATTTTGATTTTTATCAGCCGCCGGAAGTCATCAAAGTCTTCACTTCATCCGGCAAGGGCAGTCGGGCAGCCGCTGTGCTGGAACCATACAAAATTGTTTCCAGAGCGGTAAGTTTAACCTTATCCGCAGTCCGGCTGTCAATGGTAATCAGGCTGGTCGGCTTAAAGCCCGCAACATTAACCGGGTTTGTGGTGTACTCCCAGCTAAACTGCACAGCATCGGGGTTATCGTTCTGGGTATCATAGCTGCGCTCGCTGGGGCTTGCCGTAGCGCCATATACCAGATGCAACTTGTAGCCATCATCACTCTCAGTGCTGGTGTCGTTACCGATCTCAGTACGGTAGCAAAGGCCAAAGGTCTTGCGTTCCTGCTGGGCAACATGCACGCCCTTTACCAATTCGCCGTTACCGTCACACTGGTTCCATTCATCCGGATAGGTATAAGCCTCGATCGTTCCACCAATTTCTTCGGTGCTGCGCAGAGAAGCATATTTGATGTTATCCGCATAAATTGCATTTTCCTCAGCGCCACTGGGGGTTTCGGTCACATTGGTCAAACCATTCCAGGCAACACCATTGTTATATTTACCTTCATCGCTAAGAACATAGAGCACGCCCTTGCTTACACCACTTTCGTAAAAGTGCTCACCGGTCTTATCCCATTCCAAAGCTTGAGTCGCCATATTCTATTCCTCCTCTAGTAATAAATTGTAAAAACATCATGGTGCAGTGTATCTGCCACATAATGCCGTTCATAGCTGCAATAAGGCAGCATCAACATTTTTGTAATTACCTCGTCACAATCCGGATTCTTGCTGATATAAGTCACCTGATATCGCTGTTTGAATCGGTACGTCTTATTATCGGCAAATAACTGGTTTCCGTTATCCCGGCTGTAAACAAAGCATGGATATTTCATCACAGTATTGGTCGGTGGCTGAAAATACGCCCTGCAAGTTGGACCGGAATGTGGGCATCCCAAAAATGTTGCCAGCTGCTTTTGCAAATCAATTCGCGTTCCCATCTTGGTATAGCCCCCCAATCGTCAGCTCAAGCCGCGGGTAATTCAGCTCAACATCACTGATTTGCCATTTACTGCCGTTAAATTCCACATACCTCATGTCTGCAAAATTCTCAAAAGCAAAGGCATCCGCTACAATGCTCAAACTGTTCTGGATTGTAATGCTGTAATTCACTTCATTTGTCGTGTCGAGCCTGCGTTTTCTCCGCACCCAATCACCGTAATATTGCCGCACAGTGATCTTTTCTTCCCAAACCCCCGGCGCAGTTTCCTCCATCACCTGGTAACCAATTTCACCAAAAAACTTGCGCATTCCCCTGGCTCCTCACTTCCATTTTGATTTTTAGTTAGTCTTAATTAACCAAAAGGCAAACTTATTCAGTGGTAACGCTCTTCTTAGTCTCAAATACGATTGCGGACTTCGGAACGGTAAGTGCGCCACTGCAACGTGTCTCCATCAGATACTTGTTCTGGTTGTAGTCGATATCGAAATCATCAAACATATTCACGCTACCGCCCCTGTCTGCACCAACACTGTAGTCTGCCAGATTGACCATAATCCCGTAAAGGGTATAGGTATCGGTGGTCTTGCCAGCGGTGGTGCTGCGGGTCAAACCTTCCATCTGGGGCACAGTAATAATGCTGCTCACACGCATAGCGGTTGCTAGGTCGTTTACGCTAGTATAAATCCGGCGGCCATTCTTATCTTTCAGCAGCAACATTTCGGCAAGCACATCCTCGGTCGTAAACAGAACCGGGTTGCCGCTGCCTTTGTACTCCTTACGGGCACGGATGGCATCATCCATCATGTTCTCAGCAGTAGCAGCGGCAGTTGCACCTTCGGTAATTTCGCGTTTGATGGTAAACAGATCATCATCGGTCCAAATCGGGCGGATATGCTGCTCATGAATCTTGTCATCGCTGCTGGGGTCACGGCCGTCACCAATCAGGATAGCGAGTGCCAGTTCCTCGTCCAGCTTACCACGCATCTCGTTCTTAATCCACGCAACAACGTCGAAATCAGTAATGTCCAGAATATCGTCACGATCCAGTTTCTGCTTCTTGTAAATGGTCTGGGGGTCAGTGGTACGTTTTGCCAGGGTAAAAACCTCTTCTACCTTCTTCTTACCCTTGTCATAGCCTCGTGCACGTGCTTCATCCGCAGTAATGTCAGCAAAGCTGGTTTTTACACGGCTAAACGGCAAGTGCTTAACACCGTTCATAACCTTGCCAACCCAGGTCTGGTCGCGGTCAATAAATTTGGGCGGATTATTCAGTTCCTTGTAGTCCGGGAACAAAGTATCAATCCCATCAATCCCATAATTTGCCTTGTGGCTCAAAAAGTCATCGCAAGCTTCTTTCAGGGTCAGTCGGCCTTTCTTGGCAGTGTCAAAAATGGTTTCAATGTCACTGTGGGTCAGTACATCTTCATGCTGGGCACTGCCCTTGTCAAAAATATTTTCTTTCATATTGCTATCCTCCTCATCATTGTGTTTCGCTTCATCGTTATTTTTTGCAGCATCTACTGCTACCGCAATCGCAGCATAGGCAACCTTCTTCTGGCGGTCCGTCATGCTGTCAAACACATCCTGTACGGTTTCCTCATCTTCAGGTTTCTTTGCTTCTTCTGCGGGTTTTTCTTCACTAGGTTTTTCCTCTGCCGGCTTTGTGTCATCATGCTCCAAGCTTTCGCAAAAAGCAGTATTTTCATCAGCACAGCAAATAAAAGCCGCATCTTCGCTCTCTTCACCATGTAGCAATTCCGGTTCAATACCTGCTTTTGGGTTTGCGCCGGCCAATACTAGGCTCACTTCCCGAATCATACCGTGCTGCACATTACCAGAGCGCCGGTCACCTTTGTACTGCAATTTATTTGCGTAAATACTAAAAGAGGTAATATCCTGGTTTTTTACCAACTCTTTAGCAGTCCTACCGTTCTTGGTATCATTAAATTTGCAGTAGGTATACATGCCTTCCGGTCTTGCTTCCAATAGTGCATGGCCCAACACATCTGCCGGGTCATCATGGTTGTGGTTCCAAATCAGGGGAACCGTCGCACCATCCTGGTCAGCAAAAGCGCCATGCATAATCGTTCGGCCATCACCGCACAACACACCGTACTGTGTCGCCCAACCATGACAATCATAATTTTCTTTTGCCATTTTGATTTTTACTCCTCTCCCTTATCTTCAGTTGGTACAGGTTGTCGATTGTCCAAATCTTGCTTTGCCTCCGCAATGTTACTATTTCGCAGTTCATCCGCCTTAGGATCATCAGAAGGCTTCATACCAATCGTCTGGCGAATTTCATTGGATGTCATGATCTCATTACGGGTAAATTTATCGGCAATTTCAGCAATGTCGTTCACCGGTACCAACTTAAACGGATCGCGGAAATATAGCAGCGTCTGGCGCTGACTTCTGGCAGTCTTGCTCAAAAATTTCCGCTTCATCTCATCGGTAATAGCAGCCATAATCGGCTCAACGGTCCTGCTGTAATAATTCAGCATTGTCTTATCGTCAGCAGTTCCATCCAAAATGCCTTGGGTAATGCCAAGCTGAGCAAAGGCCAAATTGGTCAAATACTCAATCTGCTTCAGCAAGTTGTTATCAAGGCTCCGGTTCAACTGGATTACCTTTTCTGTACCATCAGCATAAGCAACACCATATTTGCTATTTGCCAACTGGTTTTCAAGCTCTTCTCGCCGTGCATTTGCTTGCCGCTTACGGGTCTCACTCTTCACGACATATGGCAGTTGAATAATCAAATCGAGCTTACCGGAACTTGCCTCTTCGTCCACAGCATCCAGCAAATACAACTTTCTAATCAATCTCTGCATTGTGCTGTTTGGCGCATTCATAACGGCATAAAACGGATTTTCAACAATAGCAACGGTCTTTTTCGGTACCACCAATTCTTCCCGTTTCCCGGTTGTTTCGTTATAAACTTCAACCCGCACATCACTTGGGTACCATTCCAGAATCCTTCCGGTTCGCATATTTGTAATGTCGTAACCGGCTGTAGCATCGGGGTTCAATGTGGTTTCCACTGGCACAATCGCCACACAACCTTCGTCCAACATGCTCATCACAATATCCTGCTTAAAGGCACGTCCAGTCTGGTCAATGTTGGCATTTAGATTCAAACATTCATTTAACCCGCTCTCAATCTTCTCCTTGTATCGGTCATTTTTGTCCAACCGCACATGGTAAATATCAATCGCAGCGCAGTCTGCACCAATTCTGTTGTAAATAGAATTGACAATCGTTCGCTCATTTCCGCTAATAATCCTGTGCCGGTCTGGCCTGATACTGTATCCCGGTCCGCTCTTCCAATAATTTACCGGGGGATCTCGGTTCATAAATGCATTCCAAGCGTGTTTTAACCGGTCCCCAAATCGCATCTCTTCCTCCAAACCCCCACCTCCCTTCAAAAACAAAAAATGCCCAGATCAAAGCATCACGCTCCGAACTGGGCAATCCATTTTGATTTTTATTTTACTTCCGGCTTTTCTGGTTCTTTACCAATTTCTTTGCAAAAATCTAGGTAATCATCTACGCAGGAATGAAATTCTTTCGCGATTCCTTCTACAGTATCTGATTGCCATGTGACCAAATCTTTGATAGCGGCAATTTCTCCGTAAAATACTGCGTCTAACACCGATAGTTTCGGAATAGTTTTGTACCCCTTATATTCAAGTGGTTCTGTACTAAATCGCAAAAATTCATCGATTTCGATTCCATTGACTGTACAACATCCAGTACCGTTATGACATTCGATGCCTAATTTATTACAAATCTCTAACGCCACGTCTGATGCTGACAATTTTTTGTTCATAAGAACCTCCAATATTGGTTAGATAAAGCCATCTTTAATATTTTTCTTTTTAAATAGTTGACTGCACTACATAAACATTATTTTGAATCTCTTCCAAATCGATATCCGGGGCACCTGGATCAATTGTATCATTTTTATATGCTTTTGATGTATAATTCCCACTATAAATATTTCCACAAATTTCAACAATATGTCTTTTTCTGTTATAAACAAACAATATTCCGATTGGATTTTTAAGATATACTTTTGAATTTTTTATAACAAATCGATTTGTATAATTCAGTGGATAGAAATACGATACGTATGATTCTCCTTCGATGTTACAATCGGTTATGATAATATCTCCAATTGAATCTATAGCATCATTTAAAACAGATTTGCCGCTTACAATATCGCATTTCTCCACATTTATATGTAAATATTCAGGACCACCTGATTCTGCAAATGCACCTTCAATAGCTTTTCCATAAGGATTTGATATCATGCATCCTTTCAGCACAACATTCTGATGCGCTTGTGAATAGCTAGATAATTTTAATACACTACTCATCAAATCTGTTAATTGCCCGTCGTATGCTATCTTTGTAGCACTAATATCCATATGCAATTTACCAGTTCCTGTATGATTAGTTGCAACTATTATTGTTTTTTTGGTAGAATTGTTATTTATAAACCCTCCATGATTTATAAATACGCAAGATTCAATTGTCGAATAAAGATTTGATGCTCCTGTATTTTGAATCGAATATAATTCATCACAGGAATCAGTAATCAATGAACAATTTGCCATGAAAGATGTAACATCTTTTAAATCATTTTTCATATTAATAGCAATTACGCCGCCTGCATTTCCAGCACACTTATTTTCAAAATTTGAATTTGTAATGGAGACGCGTTCATCACATATTCCATCAGTCCACAATATAGCTCTATTTCCAGTATTAGACATAATTGCAAAATTACAGTTATCAATTAAAATAATTTTAGTATTTTTTATTCTAAAAATAGGACAACTACGTTCATCTCCGGCTGTACGTTCTCCATATAATATTCCATTTGTCTTAATATCAATATCCAAATTTTTCACAACAAATTCTGTTAGATTTTTTGCGTTGACTTGGAATTGGAAGAATCCATAGCAAGTATTCTGAGTATATGAAAATGTGTCGTCTGCTGTAATCTTTGCGCCATGCCCATCAATATGAATCTTAGTTGCATTTGGGAAAATCGCGCGACAAATCTTATAACTAGCTCCATCTTTCATAATTATATTTTTATTACTACTTAACGTTTGTTCAATTGCGCCACTATCATCAGCTACACCATCTCCAACAGCACCGAACATTTCCGGTGTAACATAACCGTTTTTTATATATGGTAAAAAAATATTTGATATTTTTGTCTCTGTGATAGATTTATTTTGTACGGTCGTAGTTGCTTCTGGATGTTCATTCAACCAATTATTTATATCTTCTTCAATAATTTCATCTTTTAAAACGAGTCCGCCCTCATTTAGCTTACTAATCCCTAAAGTATTATCCTCTACTTTCCTATTCAGTTCATTATAATCTTTCGGGATGGTTTCAAGTAGATTATTTACATGGTCAGTCAAATCGGCTTTCAGCTGTGCAACAATATCATATACTTTCTCATCAGTCGGTACGTCAACGAGCAAACCTTCCAGGCTCCGCGCTTCACCAACTGTAGTGTCAAATGCATGCTGCACTTCACCTGTCGAAGAATCGGTCATGATCATGCGTACAACAAACCGAACAGTGCCCTTGTATTGTGTTACCAAGTAGCCAACCAACCACTCAAAAGTCAAAGTATCATCTGTCACCGTTAGGTTCTTAACGGTGTAATAACTTAAATCACCGTTAGCATTCGCAAAATTAATTCGGATTTCAAATTTACTCAGGTCTAATCCTTTATAATACCGAACTATTTTGAATTTTGCACTGTTTACATCTTTATCTCCTTCAACACCTAGAACCACACCAAGCGGAGGGATGCTGATTATGCGCAGGTTCTCATCAATGATATACTGGATTTCCTTTTCATTAGTATCAAGCGTATCCATTTTAGCCAATACTTCGTCAACATTCATATCAGATCACCTGCTCAATCAGCACTTTATTTGTTACAATCCGTTCACCCTTTTCATCCGCTCCAACAAGCTGTACCTTAAAACTCTTCTTATTTTCAACGCTTTCTGGTACTTTACAAAGGTTTTGCTTTACAGCTACTGCATCATTGTTGAATACCGCAACCATTTTCTTCCCAATCCAGTCATGATCTGCAATCTTAAAATTACAAACCAAATAATTTTTGCTTCCGGCCACGATCTTTTCCGCTTCATTCGTTCTTCGCAGCACTTGCCCATTCACTTCAAATTCCAAGATCCGCATAAAGACACGGCCCTCCCCATCATTCAAATGATTCCTTGTTTAATTTGTACGCAACAAAAGCGTCCATCAATGCCGCAACAGCATCAATTTTTGCTTCATATCGCTTTTTTAGTAACTTACGGTTACCGTTCGTATCTTCAATCGTAATGCAGTTACCCATTGTAAATGTCATCATTTCTTCATCAAATAATAACATTCTTTCTTCGGCTAACTTTTTAAGCTCTCCCAATGGTACACTTTCTGTTCTTGCCCCCTGAACAACTTTCTCTATGCCGAACGGACCATTTTCAGTCGCCCAACGTTCCATAAATTCTTTGGCATTGTACTGGTCATAGCCAACACACATTACATCATATTCCATACTTTCAATGTGCCGGTCCAAATCTTCGTATACAAGGCTCAAATCCAAAATTGCCCCATCCATTACAATAAGACTGCCTTCATCCAAAAATTCTTGGTATTTATTTCGCATGGCCAAGGGCAACTTATCCAACGTTAAACTCGAAATATAATTTCTCGTCTTAACACCAAATCGTTCTCCACCCAATGGAAACAAAAATGTAAAAGCACAAAAGTCATTTCCCTGGCTCAAGTCAACCCCAAGGCTGGAACTCATACCAGTAAAATCTTGCTTTCCATGCGGCAGCGTTTCTTCATAAGTAAAGAAGTAGGTATACCCTTCCATTGGCAATCCAAAACGCTTTGCCAAAATATCATTTCTAGCACTCGGATTCTTTTCTGCGCGTTCCACATCCAGCTGATAAGTTTCATAGGTTACAGTCTTTCCAAGATTCGGGTTTGCTTTTAGCCACATTTCCGGCCGAGCAACTTCATCTACGCTGTCAAGCTTATACCACCAAATTGCAACATGGGGGTTGATGTACTCTCCTTTCAGGATTTTCATCAATTCCATTTTGGTCGTATCACCACTGCCATTTCGCACTGTACCTTCACTAGACGTTGCTACAATCAAATAATCAGGGTTCTTGCTTGCGCCCTGTTCAATTGCGCCAATTACATCTTCTCGAATATCACCGCTTAACCATTCGTCAACTGTAGCAACCTTACAGCGCAATCCCTGCAATTTGTTAATGCTCATCGGCCGCACTTCCAAAAGGCTTCCGGTCAACATATTTTCAATACCTTTTTTCGTACTTACCAATTTAGGTCGATTTGCACGGTTACCCGTTGTATTCTGCAAATTTCCAGCAGTTAAAAACTTAAACAGGGGTCCTCTGCTTCGTGTAATTGCCGTTCGCAGCGGGCTCATGACTTCATCAGCCTGTCGCATAGTTGGTGCTGTTGTAATCTGATGCGTTGTGCTCATATCAATGTTTTCATAATAACTTTGTATAAAGCTATCAAACAAACTCTTAGCAGAGCCACGCGCAACAATTAAATACATCTTATTTACTAAGCGCTTCTTTAACCGTTTTAACTCGAAGTGACCTCCCCCATATTCGTCGGGTACAAATACCTGTCCGCCAACAAAGTAATACCAGCCAAAGATGTGTTCACCCCAAAGCTTAAAAGTATCTAATAGTGTTACATCAGAACCATCAGTTAAAGTAAGTTCTCCTTCGCAGTATTTAATCCAGCCTTCAACAGCATCTTCATCATAATAAGCACCCGGATTTGCAATCAAATCATCGATCAGGTTCATTTCCATGCTGATCTCTTTACAAACCGGTATTTCGCCTCTCATTACAGCCTCACGGAACCGGCCGTAATATTTTGGCACAGCCGTATTCGATAATGACATAATGTATCTTCTCCGTCTTCTTAAGCAAAATCGGCCAAACTATAAAATAAAATGACCATTCGCCAAAAATAAAATGACCATTCGCCAAAAATAAAATCTTTTAATTAGTTTTACTTTCCAAAAGTTTCTGAACCTTGTCAATGCTTGTATACAAATTTGAGGCAGTGTTAATCAAATCACTTGCTTTTTTACCCCATTTGATTGTACTATCAACAATTTGTTCACCTTTGCTTACCTGCTTCGGAATAAGGTCTTTTACCTGTTTTTCCATCAAAAGCCGTTTATAAGCGTCACTGAATTCCTTGTCGTCAAACAGATCTTTATACCTGTACAATTCTTTTGCATTATGCCCCTGCATTACCTGTTTTTTCTTAGCATCAATCTCTTCTCGCGTGGCATACCTAGTATGTCCTTCTTCTCCACGCCGTCGTACTTTTCCGACGCTGGTCCAGGTTCCATCTTTATTCTGATATCGCCGTTGCCCCCATTTCATTCCGGGGATACCCCAATGCCACATCTCGCAATTGTAATTCGGCATTTTGATTATTCACCTCCTTAGTCTTTTGGGTCAACACTAACATTAATCCGCCATTCGAGTTCACTCAACAATCTGTTTGCCGAATCAATCAAAGCCGAACTCTGCGGCGGATCAAACAGCATTTTTACTTTTAGTGTCACCCAGCTTTTTACAAAATTAAGTCTTGGGTCATCACCCATAAAATCAGTCCATGTCTGGGTATTATCAGTAACTTCAAACCCTTCATCCGGTCCAACACCCAGCTGGTGCAAAATGCTAAATGCTGTATTTGTATGCGTAATAATGTCTACATCAAACACAGTATAATCTTGGTCAATACCAATCATCTTTTTTACGCTATTCAGGATAGATTCCAATTCTCTCACCTCTTCCATGGGCAGGTATCATTTACGCTGCGCTCCAATACCGGTTTTCGCAGTAAATCTTGATTCCCATAGGTAATCGCGTTATGGGTATTGTGGCTTACCGTAATTAGATACTCAGGGTTTAACAAAAATTCACTTTTCCCCAAAATGTCTTCTTTTGTCAATGGATTCATATGGTGCACAATCGGTCGCTTTGGAATTTCGTATCCAGCAACTCCCATATCGCGGCATTGATCACGCCATATTACCCGGTCCCGCAGTTCTCGCCATTCTTTAGTTTTATAAAAAACTTGGTTTAAATATCGATCCCACCCAAATGTTTCATCGCCGACAATTCCATCAAGACGCAAATATTCAAACCGCTCCTCAAAACTTTTAAATTTGCAAAGTTCGGTATAACTTCTAATCTTCATCATCATGATACCCGGCATAAACCTTAAATACGTTGATTGCATTCCGTACCATTTCGTCGGTCTGGGTTGCGTTTTCAATATTTTTAGTTTTTGCTTCCGCTAATTTCTGCTGTGTTTTTAGCATTTCAAGTTCAAGCTTTGCCTGAGCAGTTCCAAGCTTCAAATAATGCGTAATTACCTGGCTACTGGCCGTATGGTTCATCAGCTGCTCTTCAGCACAGTCCATCGCTAATGCGATCAGCTGTTTTTCTCGTGCTTCCGGGCTTCTTGCTCTTCGCATCACCGGTTTCTCTCCAGTAGATGCACGTCTTGCCATACTTTACCACTCCTTTCTGGATTTAGTGAGAGAGTTTTTGCAGGGAATAAGGGTACTTCTCGAAAGGAGAATAAAAAAGAGAAGTGTAGCCGTACCTTATTTCGTTACCCTTATTCCCTCCAAATACCCCCTCACAGCGCCGTAAATATCATCGGATTCAGCGTATCTCCCATAAACAACCAAAATCCGGTTCATGCTGAGGAATCAACTTCCCCAAAAATCACCCTCCGGAGATTTTTCAAAGGTCGGCGCGATGAAGGGAGGGGGTGATATTTTTTAGACCCCCCTATATCCTTTACGAACTAACATCAGACGAAACCAATTCATTTTTCTTATTTTTATCTGACACTTTTACATAAATTCCCATAAAATCTGTGTTTAAGATCTCATTGATTGCTGTTTCAATGTTTTTTTCAATTTCTTCATCACTCAGCTCATCATCATTTGTACTCAAGCCAAGTGCATCAAGAGTTCTTGCAAGCAAACCGCAAGAATTGTAGCCTTTCTGAATATCAAACATGAACCAAGGAACGAATTGCTCGAATGGGTCATACGGATTATCATAAGTCGTTAAACTATAACGAATTAGAGAAGACTTTTCTTCTTTCATTTCAAGAATTCACTCCTTTCATTTCAAATATTTACTTACTGTAGATGCCGAGATATTAAGGCTTTCTGCAATTTCAGTTGTTGAATAACCAGATGCAGCACGAGCTTTAATCAAGTTAATTTTTGCCTGACTCAATTCGGTGCTTTGTCTTGGTGTTGCACGAGCACGAAGTTCATCGATGTCCATGTTATCAATGATTTTTCTTAAAACGTTCTCACTAATAGCACCTGCCTGAATTGCTTCCCATTCACGATCGGTCATCTTGATGGGGGTACGTTTGGCCCCCACCTCATTCCTAGCTCGCACTAATGCCTGCTGGGATACCTTCTTTAGCATTTTTCGATTACTCCTATCGGACAAGGACGGGTCTTCTGCTACCTTAGCCTTAACCTCATTATTAGCAAGGATCTGTGCCCGACGTTCTTTAGGACGATTAGCTTCTGACACTGCAAGTTTAGCCATAAGAGTGTCCACCTCATCCTTATAAGCTGCCTTAGCTGATGCCTTATATTCAATCTTACCCGCATTCAGCATATCTTTTCGTGCTCGATTTGCAAGCGATTTCATATGATTTGCATAATCAGCATAAGCCTGCTCCTGCTTGGTATTCATATCCGATACCAGAGTATACGCATCTTTGGCCTCGGCCATCCTGGTAGAAGGCTGAGTTCTCATCTTAACCTTACCGGTCTCTACCCATTCGCCAGTAGTCTTATCTTTCTTTTTCTCGTTATAGTAGAGATCTTTTGCTACAGTCCAATACTGTTCGCCAGTTTCTGGATCAATCTTGGCTGAACCCTGACGCTTGGGAACGCTGACTTCACTCTTCGCAAGACTAAGCAAAGTAGAAGCACCTTCATGATATCGGCCATTTTCATCAATAGTACCTTGATATTTACGTTTTAAGGCAGCAATACCGTTCTCTTCTTCACTGCGCTTGTAATCAAGATGATGTTTCTCAGCATCAATAACAACCATTGAATGTCTAACAGCACGAGCCAATTCGTCGTCTGTAGCGCCTTTCAATGTCATATCAGTAATCAAGTTAGAAATAACGCCCATCTGTTTCTGGGTATCTTTCATCACTTTCATACCTTCACGTTCAGGGTATGCCATCTTAGGATCAAACCCAGAACCATCAGGATTCTTAAGACCTTTCAGCGGTTCTTTAGACAAAATTTTAATCTTTCCGCCTGTAGGAATAACCATAACAGTATCGCCGTCAAAGTCTGCGCCAGACAATCGTTCTGCAACTTTAGAGCTAATACCAACAGCATCCAAAGGATTTGTGCCAAGAACTCGTTTACCTTCAGGATTTTTATTATTTACTTTCAGAATAGGAATCTCGAAGATTCCGCCATGAGGATACCGTACAAGAGCAACACTTTCGCCATCTTTATAGTTCGGAGCATAAATCTCATTCTCCCCAATACTTGTAAGAGGCAAAATAACCTGATAACGCTGCCTCGGCAACGCTGCTGCTTTCAAAGTAACTGCGTCTTTATCGCAACCATCAGCAAACTTTTTTAAAAGAACTTTCTTAATAGTCGGATTGGTAAGCGCGTTAATTTCAGCCAGCTCTTCATCAGCATCAGCTTTTGCCAAATTAAGCTGCTTATGAATCAACTGTATACTTTGTTTTCCCAAAAACTGGGATGGTAGCTTTTTTGCCCACTCCCCCCAGTCGCCTTCATCTGCACGTTTATTAATAAGAGAAAGCGACTGTTTTTTACCGGTAACACCATCAATATAATCGCCTTTAGGATCATCGTAAAAAGACTGACCGCCATGTTCTTTGATTAAAGAACCGAATGGATTATCCCGATCAATCTCGCCATCAGGTTTGGTTTTTATCGGTTTCAAAACTTCACGCCAGGTTTTATTAGAAGACTTATTGGTGTTAAAAATAACATCAACCCCATCCGGCATATCATCCGAATAAACGGCCATGCCTTTCAAATACCGGTCTCCACCAACCATAATACGGACCTGAGCATAATTGGATTCGCCAAGATTCAAATCCTTTACACCGCGACGAAGCTCAATCACACCATCTTTTTCAAGACCGCCTTCTTCGGCATACCGAATTTTCAAACGTTTTGGGTCCATGCTGGACGGATACTCGAAAGGCTTATGAAATGTATCGCCATCATCATACGAAACCGCATAATCTGAGACGGCTCCAATTTTAGAAACGTCATAGATATCGCTTTTTTCAGTGCCAGGCTTGCATAAAAGCTTTAATGTAGTTTTCTGATTTGGGTTTGTAACCTGATTTAGTCGTCTTTTTTCAGTTAAATATCCATCAACTTCCAACTGATACAAAGCTTCATCCAGTTTATTTCTTGAAACACCCAATTCCCGTTCAACACCAGGCCCAACATCCACAATACCTTTTTCATCCACAATTTCTTTCAGCTTTTTCGCCGTTGTAACAGCAGCTCTAGTCCTTGCTTCCGAATTTTCATTGAGTAAACTTCGAATCGTAGATTCATTCAAACCGCCCATTGCTTTACCAATATCAGCATTACTCAGGCCATCTTCTTTTAGACTCCGAGCACGGTCAATCTGCCAAATTCGGGATTGATTTTTTGCATAAGCAATCTGAGGTCTCAGTTTTGTCGTAGTAGTGCCCATTGCTTCAGCAATCTCAACTTCAGAAAGTCCCTGATTCTGATATTCATAATACCGGCTCAAAATCGTACCGGTTCTTTGATATGGGTTTTCACCACTGCCCCATGGATATCTACCGGAATGTCTCGGCGTGCCATAATGGGCTAATTCTTCAATTTCCTCTAAGGATGGTTTAACGCGGTATTGCATAATTAAGCCTCCGATTTTTTAATTTCTTCTACCAAATTAACGCCAGCAACAATTTTATCCATAACGGGGCGAATATCATCCAATGTTGGATTAATTGCTATTACATCCTCAGACTGATAAATCCGCAACTCAAAATCAAGTTTATTCAAATCCAATTTCATTCGCTTGATATCGTTTTCATACTCCAAACAAAAAAGAGCGGCGTAAATCAATAGCTGCTCCATATGGGCCGGTGTCGTCCCTGTTTTTAAATCATGAATTCTAACTCGATTCTGATAAAATGAAATTGCATCTGTTGTACCAAAACAAGTCGGGGCGTAATACAAAACTTGTTCTGGAGACATTCGGTAACTGATCGCGTCGTTCACATAATTCCGAAAATTCCCGAACAGGTCATCAACGTTAAATACCCCCCTAGGTACTCCATGAGACAGCAAATGATAAGTAAGCAGTTTTGAATCCGACTTTGACAACTTCATATGATTCTCAATTAATCCAGCTGCCAATTCGTGCAGATATGTCCCAACCGCTTGGGTATAGCTGCTTTTATATTTGGCAATCATTTGGTCATCCGTATAATTCAACCAATGATATTTGCTTGCGCCCAAAAAGGCATGTTCACCGACTAACTTGGAATGATCGTGCCAAATCATCTAAAACCTCCATCATGTTTTCAGGGTAAACAAATCTTCCAACAGACATTTTGTCTGCCTGCAAAATATAAAAGTCCTGATTTGGTTGATGACTCGCTTTTTCACTCTGCTTAATCTCCAGTACCGCCCAACGATCTTTATACAAAACCGTTAAATCTGGAAATCCCTGAATATAATTGGGATCATTCTTCAAAACAATCGCTCCAGGAAATCGTTTCTTAATTTCCCGTATAAGTTTTGCTTGAAACGCCGATTCCTTCATGTTGAGCATTCTCCTTTATGCAAAAAGCAAGAGAATATGTCCAATAGCAAAAGTCGCCATTGTATCTACTCTCTTCATAAAAGAGCATGAAATTTTCGCGTGCTTTTATTTTCTACCAAATCAAGATATAAAAATAAGCCCATGTACATTTCTGCACACAGGCTTTAAAACCATTTGTTTAATTTTAAAGATTACTCCCAGTCTTCATCATCACGATATGTACTACCATACTCATCGTTGAAATTGTCTTCATAGGTTGCTTCCACACTAGGATAACCATAACCCTCATCGGCTTCTTCGTCCGTAATGGAATACTTGCAAATCGGGCATTCATGGTATCCCTCCGGTTTATGGTCACAAAGCATATGGCAATCCGGACAATACTGAAGTCCTGTAGGAAGATGATCCTTTGCACTACATCTTTTGATCTCAACAACACCGTCAGGACCATCAAAGACATCAACTTTGTGATTTCCGCCATCCGTGTAACCACCGACACGCTTAACCGGTTTCTTCTTGCCAAAATTAAACAATCCCATTAATTGAAGCCTCCTTTATCTTTAAGTGATTATACTATAGCACATCACCCGGGAGGCCGCAAGAAAGAAAATTTGCTATTACATAAAAATCCGCCTCACGATCTTATTTGCCACCATTTTAATCAAAGTCTAATCGGTCATACCCCTGATAGAAGAAATACGAAACCGGAACGTGCAGCGCGTTTGCAATTTTAGCTACTGTAACTATACTTGGCATTTGTGTTCCGGTCAAATATCTTGATATCATACACGGCGTAATCCCGGCTTCTTTAGCCAAACCTTTTCCATCTTGAGAATCTTCTTGAATTGCCGCTTTTAACTGAAACATAAACCATTTTTTAATTTGTTCGTCAGTCATGTGCTCTGGATCAGCAGGTGCACGCCTAATCACTCCGGTGTATTGATTGAATATATAGACAACACCGTCCGAAATAAAAGCGTAGTCCGTTCCCGAATTTATGCTCAATCGTTTATAGTCCGTAAGCTTTGCAAATTTTTGAGGATAGAATAATTCGAGATTCCGCAAAAAGTTCGAGTCCCAATATGCATCATGCTTTTTCACAAAATTAGTTCTCCTTTCAAAAATTCAAAAAAAAAAAAAACGATTTTATATTAATACTGTCTCTTATACACATCTCCG